GATGGCGTCACCGATGGACAGCCCGGCCTTCTGCGCCTCTTCCTGCGTCTGCTCCCATGCTGTACGGGTCAGGGGCACACTCTTGGATTTGCGGATAGCCATCCATTCCGCAGCGTGGCGAATTGCCACACCGGCCTCTACCATCTCCTGAGCATCGACAAACTCGGCAGGCTTCTTGGCCTTGCGTGGCTTGGCTGCCTCAAGCATCAAAGCGATGGCATCCAGCAACTTGCCGTGTTCCTCGCGGATGATTTGGCGCAGCCTGTCCTCGTCCATCTCAGCCCCGCACAACCCGCAGCCGCAGCAAGCCATCCTCGCCAGTCTTGCGGGCGATGCGCTCACCATTGCGCAGATATGCCGCGCCGCCCTCTGCAAGCCGCTTCCAGGGGCATGTGCTGATGCGCAGTGCCTCGATATCACCCCAAGTCATCCAGCCACGCCCGCGCATGGCTTTGATGATCTGTTCTGCGTGTGTTTGTCTGCTCATGTCTTAGACCTCCGGGTAATGCGAGCGCTTTTCCAGCCAATCGGCGGCATCAATGAAAGCAGCCGCTGCCTCACGCAACTCTTGCGCAGATATATGAGCCTTTGAAATGCCTTCTCCTTCAATGATCCAACCCTTAAGCTCACGGTTGGCATGAATAATGGTTGGCGAAAAGCTACCAAAGAAATCAAGCCATTCCTTTGTGTTTTCGTTGACTTCGCTCCATTGCATCATCTGCTGCTCTCCAAGTAGTCCGCCTGATCGCGGAGATTCCTAGCCGCCAATCTGATCGCATCTGCCACCCCGCGAAGCTCTCGCCGGGAAACAAGGCCCACCGTCACATTGCTAAATCGCGGGTGAGCCTCTGACAGCTCCTTCGTCCGCTCAAATTCAGCCATGTGCGCAGCGTCTACAGCCACCATCCAAGGACCGACAGCCTCAACATCAGCCGGCCCGTTGTTCTGCGCCTGCTGGATTAGGTCACCCGTTATCCAGCTATCCGAGGTTGAAGCGTTGTAATCAATGTCCACCTCTTGCGCCAGAACCACCGGGTCCAGGTCGTTCTTTTGCTTGTCGTACCACTCTTGGCCCTTTCGCGGGTCATCTTTCCAGTGGAACGAGAAAATCTTCACCTTGCCGGAGTGCCGCTTCCGATAGAACGGATTGCCGTTGCCGTTTGGCGTGCTGACGTCAATCTTGCAGTTGGAAGTCTGAGACAGCGCAGCATCAATCGACTCGGGATGCTCATAGAACGCGGACTCATCCTTGAAGTAGATGCTGGTCCGGTTGCCGCGGCCAATGTTGTCGCCGGCCTCCCCGATAATGGCGCTGCCGTTCTCCGGGTTGATGATCTTCATGGACGGCGCGTGCATGCGCATGTTGAACCCGGCCGGCACGAACTCGGACGGCAGCAGCTTGATTGTCTCGCGCACCTTCCAGAACAGGCTGGCCGGGTTGCCGAGGTCGTCCACATAGGCCTCCTTGCGGCTGCCGAACCCCACCACCACGCCAGGGTGGAATATCCACATCCAGGTGGCGATGGCCACGCAGAGCCAGGACACGCCCATATCGCGGGACTTCTCGACCACGCCATCCTCGCGGCCACGCCAGCGCGCCACCACCCACTCGACATAGGCGGCCTGCTTGGGAAACAACAGGAACGGGGTCACGGCCTCGATGCCGCGCTCAACATTTCTTGGATCAAACGTGAGCATCCAGTCCGTGATGAACTCCACCGGGTGATCGGCATAGAACGCTTTCAGGCCCGGCAGCAGGCCAGGATCGGCCCGCAGTCGCTGCAAACGCTCTATCCGAGCCAACCATACCGGGCGGTAGTCCGGGGCCTTCCAATCGAATCCTGGTGCGTCAGACATGCGTGCGCCTGGCGATCTCGCGCTCGATGTACCAAATCGATTTTCTGAGATCCTCGATGGCGTCGGCCTTGAGGTCGGCGCGCCAGATGTATTTCACGGCATTGCCCAGGCAGAAACCCATGTGCTCGGTGATCTCGATGCACTCGACGCCAGACGGATGCGCGGTGTAGTGGGCCGGGTGGTGCACCGGGTCTGCGGATGGCCCAGCACCATGGTGGTCAGCGTCGCAACGGTGCGAGCCAAACCGGTCGTACTCAGTGCCGCACTTCAGGCAGCGATAGGTGGCGGTCATTGGCCACCCCCGAGAAGTTTTTTATATGCCTCGCTTGGGTCCAGCGTCACGGCCACGTCGGTCTGGATGGCCGGCAGGTCGGCAGCTCCACCGATGGCCAGCTTGTCGCCGTAGCGTCGCGGGTCCCACTTCGCCAGGAGCTTCAGGCGCGTCTCGATGCGCAGCTTGGCATGTTGCACAGCACCACCGTCCGTCGCGCCCATGGAGGTCAGCGGGGGCACCTCGTCGGCAATCTGCATCGTGTCCAGGGCAATGCGGTCGAACCCGTCGTCTCGCGCGCCCGCGAACCGTGCCGCATGTTCAGGTGTGCGGTCCTTCCACACGTAGAACGTGCGCAGCGCGGGCATGTGCTCGTCGCGGCAGATGGCGGCCAAGGGTTCGCCAGAGGACAGCCGGTCAATCACCTCGTCGAACATGGCCTGGGTGTAGGTGTCGGGCCGGCCCATGCGTTTGGGGATCACGGTCACGGCGTCCGAGTTCTTGCGCTTAGTTGCCATGGCTGCGCTTCCGTTCGACGAAGGCGATCAGCAGGAACAGGGGTGCCCAGCCGAGCAGCAGGAAGATGGCCAGTTGGGAGAGGGCGAAGAGAAAGGAGTCCATGGTGCGAATGTTACGCTGGTTGTGTGGTTTTCGCAACGACTGCATGGGCGTGAAGCTGGCACCGAATGGCACTCGTGGTGCAGGTAAATTTCCTATTACAACGATGGGAGCCTTGTGTGTGTGCATATGCGTATACTACGTTTCTTGTATTTACTTGTGACAACCTGTGCCAAGTGAAAATAGATAATAGAATCAATGAGTTAGAAGGTTTTTGAAACTGTGCCAAATCTGTGCCGGCACAGAAGAAATGCTGTGCCAAATCTATCCTTCAATCATCCCCGTCGTACTCATTGCGCAACCGGATGCCGGAGTACAAATTCAAACGTGTGCCAGCCTCACGAGGCTGTGAGCGACGAATGCCAGGAAATGCAGCCGAAAGCTGGCGGCCAAAGCTGACTTTGGTGCCCGGATGGTCCCGGCCCTGGTCAGAGCACCATGTCTTCCAGACAGCAAAAAGGTCATCCCGGTCGCAGCCATTGCCTGCGCCCACAATGCACTTCTCGGCCACAAACGCGCTCATGGGGCTGGTCTGCTCCACCATGTCGTCGGCCAGCTCCTGGGAGGATTTAGGGCGCAGCAGGTAGCCCCGCTTTTGCAGCCGCTCGAGGCCGTCAAGGGCCCACAGGACGATGGACGGGAGTTCTTTCAACAGCTTGCCAGTCAGACCCATGTCCTCCTTGCCGAGAAAGGACTGGGTGAATTTGAACAGCATGAACCGGTTCGCCAGTGCGGCGGATGCGTCGGAGAATGCCGGCAGCTCGTTGGAGGCCAGCACGAACCTGGTTGGCAGCTTGCCAGTCCATGCGCTGATGTTCTTGCGGTCAATGGACAGGGCGTCCTCGCCGGAGATGCGCAGCAGGTTCTCGACGATGGGCTGCTGGTCCGTCTTGCCTGACAGCCTGGCGTCCGAGATCATGGCCAGGCGCTTGCCGATCAGGGGCTGCAAACCGAACTGTGTGCCGATGCCGGCCAGCGACGGGCTCACGCGGTTGTGGTAGCCCACCAGGGACTCCAGCACGCGCAGGATGGTGCCCTTGCCAGAGCGGGGGGGGCCGATCAGCATGAACATCTTTTGCTGGCTTGTGTCGTCGGTCAGCAGGTAGCCGAACATGTCGGCCAGGGCCATGATGGACTCGGGGTCGTCCGGCCACAGCCCATCAAGGAACGTAGTCCACGAGGTGGCTGGTGCGGCATGCGGGTCATAGTCGAACTCGAGCGCCGACGTGACGAACAAGCGATCCGTTGCGGGGTACATTGTCCGAGTTGGCCAGTGCAGGAAGCCGTTCCGAAACGCAATGATCTCGCCGGCCGGGGGGTCGCCAGGGAACTGTTCGATCCAGCACTGGGGCTCAGGCACATCGGCATAGCAAACAGCGCGCAGGGAGTGCGCCACATCGTTCACCTTGCTGGTGTTGGGCGAGAACCCGACGATCTCCTCGCCTTCCTTGGTGTTCTTCACGGTCTTGCATTCCACCATGAAGTAGTACAGGCGCTGCTCGATGTAGATGCGGTCCCGGATCACATAGCGGGTGCCGTCCCAGCCATAGAAATCACCGCGCCAGTGCAGGATGCGGCCGCCTTCCGGTAGCGTGGCATGGAAAAGCTCCGCCGTTCGCATGGGGGTGCCGGTGTAGATGAACATCTCGTCATCGGCGCCGACGTAATTTTGCGGATGGCCAAGCTCATAGGGGGTAAGTTTCTGGCGCCCCTGCGTTGGCAGGATCTGCACGTCCGACCCAGCGCCCGGCAGGATTACCGAGGCGCTGGGTGTCTGCAGGACGGCGGCGATAGGTGGCGAAGGATAGGCACCACTCTCACTGCTGCCGGAGTTTTCCACGCCACTCGACGGCTCGGCGTGCTGCACCTGGTCTGCAGCTGACACGATTTTGCGGGCTGGGCCGGGCCCGGTGCCCGTTGGCTCTGGATCATCAGCCGCCTGGAAGCATTCTGCCACGGCGGCCAGGCCTTCGCCTGCATGCAGATCATTGAAGTCGGTATGTTTTTCTGGGCGGTCGCCGTACCAACGGGGGATGGCCAGCATGGCGCCGATGGCACGGGCCGCCTCGGTGGCAGCCGTGATGCCTGGGTTTCCGTCGGTCCAGGCGTCATCGTCAGCGCCCATGATGATCACGGCGTCGGGCAGGGCCTTGCGGATCTTTTGCGCCACAGCAACCAGGTTGCCGGCATTGAACGCCACCACAGTGCAGTACCCGGTGGCCATGAACACGGACACGCCGGTGGCCCAGCCCTCGACGATGGCAATGGGGCCGTTCTTGGTGGGCTTGCCCAGGGTGCAGTAGGCACCGGCCAACGGCGTGCCCTTGATGAACCGCTTGCTGCCGTCCGGGTAAATGCGCTGCAGGCCGACCAGGTCCTTGGGGCCGTGCCGCATGGGGATTAGCAGCATGTCGCCAGCGCGCCGGGCGCCATGGCCATCGATGTGCTTGCGGGCCAGGTATGGGTGGCCGTCGGGCGCTTGGCTGGACGCCCACATGTCGGCCGCGTCTACCGCAGCCTGGGCAACCTCGGCCTTGCGGTCAGCGTCGCGCTGGGCCGCCGCGTCCTGCATCTTGCGCTTCCAGGCGGCCTTCTCTTCAGGCGTGAATTCTTTGGAGGAATTGGACGACCAGGTGGCATCGATGCCTCCGCGGTTGCAGCCAAACCGGCCGGCCGGCCGCTCGTCGTCGTGAAAAACATACCAGCCAGCCTTGTCCTTGGCGTTGCCGTTAGAGCTGAACCGGTGCAGCTTGCCGTCGCCAATGATTTCGGATGGAGGGGTGAGCCCTGCCGCAGCAATAGCGTCGCGGAAGGCGTCGGAGTGGTTCATAAAAGGCTTTCATCAGAGCAGCATCACGAGAAAAAAAGCGTGACAGGCAGAGCGGTGATGAATCGCCTTTTCGGGAGCTACCCTAGCCAGCACAACCAAATGATAACCGAAGCGGGAGCGGGTGGTGTGGATTTCGCATCACCCAGCCACCAATAAACGAGCCTCCTGTACCGACCGCGCAACACCTGCAATGGCTCCGCGCGCCCGCATGGCCTCGAGGAACAGGGTTTGTTCGGGCCGCAGCCGTCCGGTGGCCGACTTCACCTCGATGAACCAGGCGTGGCCGTCCGGGCGAAATCCGAACAGATCCGAGAACCCAGTGGGCAGGCCGGACTTCACCGGGCGGCCGTCGCGTGCGTAGAACAGGCCGACGTTCGCGCGGAAAACCCCGTGGCCATCCTCGGACAGCGCCAGCATTATCAGCCGCATTGTGTCAGCCTCTGAATAGTCGAATCTTGCCATGGGGGTTTTGGTGGTGGCCATGGCCGGATTATCGCCGGGCCCAGAGGTCCTTGATCACGGCCTCCAGCTTCCCGCGGGCATCAGCGCCATGCTGCTCGCCGTATTTGCGAAGGTGCGCGCGGCGGATCTCCACGCTGGCGAACTTCAGGATCATGCGCGCCTCGGTCTCGCGCGCGCGTGTTTCCAGCAGCCACTCGCGCGAGTAGCTGTCCACCTGGCGGCCGTCGAGCAGGGTGACGGTGGTCATGCCCGCGCATTTCTGGGGAAGAAGTACCAGATCACCGCCGCCCAAATAGCCCCGCCTGCGACCTTGGCTCCCCACTGCATGGCAACAATCTCAGGCAAGAAGCCGCCAAAGGCGATGGCCGGAAAGATCAGGCTATCAACCAAGGCGCCGGCCGCATTGCTGTAGTTG